AGTCTCTATTCATGTGTGATTGTGCCGCAAATCATTTGCTTATGGGATACGATGTGTTATATATTACATGTGAGATGTCGGAAGAGAAGATTGCAGAACGTATTGATGCAAATCTATTGAATACATCTATACAAGATGTTGCAACTATGGCTAGGAGCACATTCGACAAAAAAATTGACAAGTTGCAACAAAAAACTACTGGAAAGCTGATAATTAAAGAATATCCAACGGCTGTGGCAAATGCAAATCACTTTCGCCACCTGTTGAATGAATTGTCACTCAAAAAGAATTTTCGACCGAAAATCATCTATATTGATTATCTAAATATATGTTCATCTTCGAGAGTTAAGCCTGGAGCCGGTGCAAATTCATACACACTTATTAAGTCTATCGCAGAGGAACTACGTGGCCTTGCGGTTGAAAACAATGTCCCTATTGTTACTGCAACACAAACCACACGAGGTGGATACGGTAACAGTGATGTTGACTTGACAGATACTTCAGAATCTTTTGGTTTGCCCGCAACCGCCGACTTAATGTTTGCATTGATTGCAACCGAAGAATTGGAAGAGATGAGTCAGATACTTATCAAACAACTCAAAAACCGATATAACGATCCCAATGAGCATAAAAGATTTGTAGTTGGTATCGACCGCCCTAAAATGAGATTGTACGATGTGGAAGATGACGCCCAAGACGAATTAATACAAGACACAAAAGAGAGTCACTTTAAAGAAAGTTTCTCTAAAAAACACTCAAACAAAAAAATAGGAAATGTGGAGATTACAATATGACAGAAGAAAACAAAACCGCAACAGCATCAGAAGACAGCGAAGTTGTAAACTTTGAAGTTGATCAAGAATCGTTTAAAGTAAAACCGCCAGATGGAAATCGTGCATTTATTTCTGTATGGGATGATGTATTATCGGAATCTGAATGTTCAAATATTATTGAAAAATTTGAGGCTGCATCAGAACACCACAAAAAAACTGAACATGCAGAATATCGCAGTTTTACAGAGTTGAATTTTTTCGACCCTGCACTTCTTGAAAAGAGCGCAGAGTTTGAAGAACTCTCGATGTTGCTTTTGGGCAAGGTGTCTGAGTATGTTGAAAGTTATCGTCAACACAATAACATTTCATTTTTTCCATCTCAGTGTCACAACGAAGAAGTACGCATGAAAAAATATTTAGCCGGTTCTGATGATGATTTTAAGTATCATGCAGATGTCGGCGATTATGCCTCTGCTCGGAGATTTTTGGTTTGTTTTTTCTACCTCAACACAGTAAAAGAGGGTGGTGAAACAGTTTTCCCAGATTATAACACTAGTATCACGCCAGAACGTGGTCGATTGGCAATCTTCCCGCCTTTCTGGACGCACCCACACCAAGCGCAACCGGCTATATCGGAAGACAAATACATTGTAGGAACATATTTGCATTACATGTAAACTTTTTATAAATAGTTATTAACACTATAAAAAGGTTTTTTTTGTGCCATATAACTATCGACCAAAATCAATCCAAGAGATCAAAGATCTTGGATTGATTACAAAAAGAGAAAACTCCGCAGTCGCTTTGTTTGAAACAATGCAGGCGACTTATGGCGGTGATTTTGACGAATTTATAACATTGGAAACTGCCCAAGGTACAAAATTCGGACAGGTAAAAATTCTGAACGATTTTAAACTGACCGTCGACTTATTGGCATATAAAAAACTATATCCCAATCTAGCGCTAGGATTCGGTAATGGTTCAAATCCTAATAGTACTGCGCCGACAACTCAACAACAGGAGTTGGTTACTCTCAAAATATTTGAAGAATTGTTATCCAGCGAGACTAAAAATTATAAAAAATTTGAGCAGCTGCTGCCGGAACTTTTAGAAATATATCCAAACATGATCGCAGAAAAAAGTTGGTATAATTCTTTTGAGTTACAATTTTATCAAATAGAAAAAGAAACCAAACTCCCCAATAATAATTTCAACGTGTATAATCGCGATGGTGGTTTCATGGATTGGATAACAAAACATATAAACGATAATTATGAAATCACAAAAAAAGATTCTTGGAATCCAGCGGACATATGGTTGATAAAATCATCAAAGCTTTCACATTATAAAAAACTATTAATAAATGCAATCAGTATACAAGAATGTAACGCGATATGCAGAGTGGCATATAAAAAAATGGATATTGTCGGAATTTCATTGAAAAAGAATAACGGCAAAAAATTAAGTTATGATTTGGTAAATCTATCCAATACCACAAAAGATTTAGATGTGTCTTATTCAACATTTAATTTAAATATTCCATATAATCCCAAAACAAAAAGTTTCACCTCTAAGACCAGTCAACTTGAAGTAAAATATGATAACAAACTTTACCAGATGGGTGTAAAAAGTAATACAGGACCTATTGGAAATATTACCTATGAATTTGTTGCTAGTGGAGCGGCCGCATTTTTAGGAAAAGTGCCTAAAGACATGCTTAAAATCGAATTAAAAGAAGATAAACAACGTATGCCAGAGCATACTCACTTTATGAAATTCGATAAGAAAGATTTTGAAAAAAAATTAAAGGTTATAATGGCAAAAAAATCACTATTCACCGTTAAAGGTGATTTGAAACTTTTTGTCTCACAACTCGAACAATCTTGGACTAAGGGTAGAACGAAGGATAATACAACGATTTCACAAATTGTAACATTTGCCTACATTATAGCCAATATGTCCGAAAAAAGAAGAAAAGAATTTATTAGAGACTTGTTTTTTATGTCTCAAAAGAAGGGCGATTTATTTGGTCACTTCGGAAAATTATCATAAATATAGAGTACAAACATAGGAGAAGTAAAGTATGCGTAGTTTTGGAAGGTTTTTGAAAGAGTCTAAGGGCGGTAAAAACCTACATTTGGAACATTTAGAAGATGAGATTTTAAATGGGGGGATCAACGGTGGACGCGCCGCAGTCAATTTCCTTCTGTCTTTGAGAGACATGTTATCGGGAGAAACATCTAACAAAGTAAATATGACAGTAAAATGGGATGGTGCTCCGGCAGTATTTGCAGGAATTGATCCTTCAGATGGTAAATTTTTTGTTGCAAAAAAATCCGTATTCAATGCAGTTCCTTTGTTGTATAAATCTATCGCGGAGATAGATGCAGACACAAAGTTGAGCGATACATTAAAAGATAAATTTAAAATATCCTTCACAGAATTTTCAAAACTTGGAATCAGGGGTGTGTTGCAGGGTGACTTGATGTTCACAAATGATACTGAGAATAAAACGCTGAGCGGCAAAGACTATGTTACATTTCAGCCAAATACCTTAGTCTATGCAGTAGAAAGATCGTCAAAACTTGGAAAAAGTATCTCATCCGCAAAAGTTGGTGTGGTTTGGCACACTACTTACAAAGGTAAAGATTTGCAATCGATGACTGCATCTTTTGGTGCAAATATTTCTGGACTCAAAAATATTCCTAGTGTTTGGATGGACGATGCGACATATAAAGATGTTTCGGGTAGTGCAAAATTCACTGCGAGCGAAACTACTGCGATAAATGGTATTATGTCAACAGTTGGTAGAAAATTTAAAAAAATCAAAGCGGGCGATTTGAAAACATTTCTTGAAATACAGAATAAGACTTTATCAAAAGGACTAGCAGGGGCAAGTTTTAAAACATATTTGAATAGTTATATCCGAGAAGGGCAAAATATTTCTACAAAGGGTATGAAAAACCTTGGATACTCGATGTATGTGAAAAAATACTTTGATGAAAAAGTAATAATGAAATTAAAAACCGAGAAGGGGCGCGCAGCCAAAGAAGAAATCCGTGATCAAGTTGTTGCAAAACTACTTAAATTGGATTCGGTTGCATATGCGATAGTGGATTTCATGGAAGAGATTATCACTGCCAAATCTTTGATCGTGAATAAACTAAATAGCATCAAACAAATGACTGATATTTTCGTTCGAGTTGATGGTGGATATAAGGTTTCGAATCCGGAAGGATATGTTGCAATTGACACTGGTGGTAACGCCGTTAAGTTAGTAGACCGAATGGAATTTAGTTATAATAATTTTAACGCAGCAAAGGCTTGGGACAAGTAATGGACAAAAAGACAAAAGAATTATATGAGAATTCAATGATAAATGATATCATTGAAAATTATCTCGAAGAAGGTATCAACGATACCGCGATTTTTAAGGCGGTTTTTCTTGCTGGTGGACCGGGCTCTGGTAAATCTTTTATTGGTACTGAAAAGAAGGGTAAGTCTCCGACTGTCGGTGCTGATCCAAAACAATTTATGGGTGGTGGACAACTAGGTCTTATCAACCTTGGACTTCGGGTTGTCAATCCCGATCCTGCATATGAAAAACTTTTGAAAGCTGCTGGTTTAGACCCAAAAAGTTCAGACGATATTTGGTCTGATGAGGGACAAGATATTAGAGTCAAGGCTAGTGCAATGACTGCAAAACAAAAGGCGCATTACGTTAATGAAAGACTTGGAATAATCATTGACGGCACAGGTAAAGATGTCAATAAAATTATAGGACAGAAAAAACTTTTGGACGATGCCGGTTATGAAACTGCAATGATTTATGTTAATACAAATCTTGAAACTGCGATTGCAAGGGATGCAAAAAGAGACAGAACTCTTGGTGCTAATGCAGTTACTAAAATGTGGGATGCAGTTCAAAAAAATGTAAAAAAATACAAAAGTATCTTTGGTTCGAGTATGTATATTATTGATAATTCAGATGGATCGAATTGGCTTGGAGAGTCGCAAAAGGCCCACAAAAAAATTGAAAAGTGGGTAAGAAAATCACCTAGTTCTCCAAAGGCCAAGGCATGGATTGCAAGTCAAAGTAAAATGAGAAATGCACCGAAAGGCGGTATTCGCGAAGATATAAATGAAAACGTCTTGGGTAGATATGCCACGGCCGGTCGTAAAATGGCAAAAAGAGATAATGCTGCTAAAGATGCGGTGCAGGCCGCTGGTGGTAAAGACCCCAGAACAAA